ATTGTTGGCATTTCTGCTGGTGCAATTGCCTCGGCTCCGAATGGCATACCTTGCTCTACTGCAGTCCAGAAATACCGAGAACGATATGAAAATCCACCAACCTGTAGGTTGTTCATTTTCACATGATAAAGATCATATTTTTTTCCAGATAATGTCTCAAGCATGTCACGATATTTAACCATCGTTTCTCTGCCTTGAGTATACGCTTGCTGCACGCATTCAAATACAACCATTTTTGGCTTTACCTTAGCCGCATATCGCATGAACGCACGAGTATGCTCGTGAGCAGCAGCGTCTGGCCCTCTATTTGCAGGCCCTGACCACACAGACCAGCCTGAGCACGGTGGGCAGCCCATAACAACGTCAGCCTCTAATACTGGCCAATCTTCTTCATCATTTGAAAAAAATGCAGACCAGCTATTGCCAAGATGATGTCTATTTAGCTCAGCAACTGGATTGCCAAAATTCAATGTCCCTGTACGTAGAGTCATTTCCATTCCTGCGTTTACAAAGCCATAGCTCATAAACCCAGCAAGTCCGTTACAATCAATAAATGTCGGTTTTGACATTGCTTATACCTACCTTGTCAGTTTAGCAGATTTACACTGTATCATGCTATTGATGAAGTCCCGTGTAATTTTTCACCAACTTCATAGCCGCATGCCGCGTATCCCGCAATATCTGTCCACGTGTCGTCTTGGAAGCCGTTTTTATTTGCGTATCTGGCTACCTTGAGACCGACCATCATCATCGCAACGTCTTCTTGGTTTATCTCAATTCCAAGAATTACTGACCATATCTTTGCTATGCGCAGAAAGTTATCTTCAGGTTTGCCGTATTGAACGTCTCTATCGCCAGAGATGATTCGCGCTGCTTCTACAAGACAGGCATCTCTGCCTTTCATTTTACTTGCCATCTTCTTCAATCTTTGTTCGCACAAAAACAGTGGCATTGTACACATAGTCTTTATTGACAGTGGTTTCTTGCTCGATGTCTATTTCTGCGCCTGCTGGCAGTTCAGCAGAACTATCGCCGCTAAACTTTCTCCACGAGTCCCTAGCGCTTGTGATTACTCCATCTAAAGTGTATGCACTTACTTTTAGCTTTACTGCTACTCTCATTACTGAACTTTCTTTTCTAATATATTTGGCGAATAAAATGTGCGCTTTAAGATTGGCGCTTTATCGTCAATTGACTTCACAATAAAGTCTCCGCTTTTTATTTCAAGAACTTCACAAATTCTCCCATTATGCGAAAGACCGAGCTTATGAGAAAACGCATCGTCCTTTACCTTGACTACGTCGCCAGCCTTCGTGTTTTGCGCGTGTGCTTGAATCCACTCTGTCATTACGGCCTCCGCGCTGGGCACGCCACGGTAGAGCATGATGTAACATCGTAGTCATCAAGCGCACGGGCACACATTGCACATTTCATACCAGCATCTAAAACTCTGTAGCCATTCTTCTGGCGATCAGCGTTCTTCTGCATTTTCTTGAGATATTCTTCATCAAGCTCTTTGTCCGTAGCTCCGGCAGCACAAAGAATGTTTGCGACAAAGTGAAGAACATCAACGCATTCTTTGACAATTTCCTTCCGATCAGCGTACGGCTCGTCATGTTGCCAAGGCTTCCAAGAAATAGCTTTACGAACTTCAGCTAATTCGTCATCAATGGCAAGCATATTCCAGCGAATATACTCAATTAGTGTATTGAGGTCTTCTGGTTCATTGCCGTGAAATTTAGAATAGTCTGCATTGTAAACATCTATTTGCAGTTGCTTGGTTTTTTCAAGCCATTTATTAAATAATACTGACATTTTGTATCCTTAGGGTTGTTTCTAACTTGTGTCTTACTGTATCCCGCGACGGTATTGCCGCGATGAACTCTTCTTTTTGTGTGACCGATAGCTCATACATATCAATGTACGACATTTCTTCAATACCTGCCGCAAGATGTGACCACGCAGAACCTATAGTAGAAGTTGTACGCCACTCACTGGCAATAGGCGTAGCCGCATTTAATGACTGAACCCATCGATGATTCCACCAAACAAGCCCGTCGTTCGATGGGCTAAGCAAAGATCCGATAGATTTCCCTATGAAATTAAAGACATCGAAATCATTCGCGCTTCTTTTATGCTTCATCGGCGAGCACGGCAGACTTAGAGAAGACATCGTAGATTTAGACCACTTTGTAGTGTCAGTATCTACGGACCAGCGTCGTATCTTATCTCTAGGTATTTTAGCAGAACCTTCAGCTATGTAGTGCGAGTCTACGCAAATATCTACTAGTGAGTCGTTTGCGCCTTTCGGCAGCTTTTCTTCTATTTTCTTATTGACAAGCCATGGCATGTGCGGGTAAATAGTAGTCGGCCATACACTATTTGCTAAAAACGTAGTGCCGCCAATGACAGATGCTCTTGCTTTATCGTTAAGTATGACGTGCTCGTATTGCTTTCGCATAGCGTTAAACGGCGTAAACAGTTTACCACTTTCTTTTTCTACTGCACGAAGATTTGCAGATATTTTAGAAGGCTCGGGAGCGTCAATAAGTAAGGTAAGTCTCTCGTCATTTTGAAGCAGATTGATCATGCTTAAAACTCCGTATGCTTTATTGGCAGTAATGCTTAACACGGGCGCAATTCCTAGCACAATAGAGTCGTATTTTTCAAGATCGTCTGCCGTGAGTAGCACTGACGGGTTTAGCCAGTCTACAGTATGACCGTATTCTTCAAGAATAGAAGAAATGGCGCCTGTGAACGAAACAGATTTGCAATTAAGACGTTTTGAAGACTGCGGCGAAGTCATTCCTGTAACGAGTACATTTGCCACTATCTTGTGCCGTCTGGGTTGATCTTCAGTCCTTTATCTTCAACAAGCGCGCGATTTACAATACGATTACAATGTTCAACAAATGCGCTATACGGTGGCATGTGAGGACGAAGAGCGTCGCCTTGCGCCTTAGCAGCTTCTGCCAATCCTGCATCGCTCATTGCTTCTACTTCTTTAATCGTGAGCTTGTATGGCCTGCCTAACGGATTACCTTCGCCTTTGTCTGTAACAAGAATAGAACCAATCTTAGCGGCATACATAAACCGACTCCGCCACCACCCAGAGCCTGCGTGAGGGTACGGAGGCGAAAGAATACCCCAGTAATCATTATAGAAAGAAAGAACGTCTGCCTCGCTGTCAAGACGCTGTCCGCCAAACTTCTTAATTAGTTTGCGGCTGCCAATGATTTCAACTGGCCATTCTGGCTTCTTGCGCTCAAGCCAAGTATCGTGCGGCATTAGCGCGCCTAGAACCCACTTACGTTCCTTAAGACCCGTGTCCTTAGGTTCTGATGTAGCAAGAATGTCGTAAATTGTTGGACTAGGATCAAGTGCTTCAATCCCATTCATTTCAGCAGGCATACGCTTTCTTACAAGAGAACGATCACCGAATGAATACATTGGGCACGCAGGGACTAAACCGTATGACCATCGCTCAGCAAGCATCGCCGCCGCGATAGCAACAAGTTGACCTTCGTGTTGCTTTATGTTTTCATCTGTGTCATTAAAAAAGTATCTGCCAACTGCGCATTTAGCAGCAGCATCTGGGTCTGCATCTCGGATACGAGCAAGTGTAACTTGCGCATCTTCATAACTATAGTAAGTCGCTGGCTCATCTCCACGAGGGCCACTTAGCAAATACTTGTACAGAAGCTCTGGGTGATTTTTCAACGCGCGGCACGCATTGAAAACTGAACTAAACTGCCAGTCATCAAAAAAGCCAACAGCGGGTATTCCCGAAGAGAGAGCATACAGTGCGCCCATTGCGCCTTGTCTGCCATTGAGCGAGTTAAGTGGCGCAAGATTTACCCAGATAACATCGTACATAGATAGATCTTCACCTGGAGTAACTCGTCTCCAGTCGACGTGGTGACCGCATTCTTCGAGTGCTTTAACAATCGATGCGGGTACGTCAATTTTTTGAATAGTGCGTCGTTCAGTGTTAATCTGAAGCGCAGTAAAGCCTGTCATTAGAATTTTCATAAAACCTGTCTTTGTAGTATGCTGGCGTGCCAGAACTGTATCTTAAGGAAAACAATTCTGACACGCTCAACAACATTTTTTTTTTTTCTTTCTTATTTAGAAAGGCGCTGCTGGCGGTGCAGCAACCGGTGCTTCTGCAGCAGCAACAGGAGCTTCTGCAACAGGTGCAGGTGCAGGTGCTGGTGCAGGTGCAGGTGCAGGTGCAGGTGCTGGTGCAGGTGCCGGTGCCGGAGCTGGTGCCGAGACAGGAGCCGGTGCAGCAGCATTAGGGGCATTGTAGTACGCTTTAATTTCGTTCTTCTTCTGGCCTTGCCATGTACGAGAACCAATTTGCGCACGGAAGCTTCGGCCATTCAATGCCTGCTCAATCTGTGCGTTGCTTGGGCTTGTTGCAAAGAATTCACGGCCGAGACCGAGTGCATTCATCTTGCGGAAGAAAATTCCAAGTGCGGTTGGATTGTCAGTTGAAACAACTAGGTTGTCCCAGACGAGACGCTTTGCATGAGCACCGGTCTGAACCTGCGCCTTAACTGCAAACATTGTCTTGCCTGACTGCGATACCTTTGCGGTGGCTTCTACGATTGCAAGATCGTAATCACCATCCGGGAGCGGGTCGTAACTCCCGACATCGCCGGCTTCTTTAACTAGGTCTCCCCAATTTAATGTGCTCATGATTGTTCACCATGTCCTTCTGTTTTTGTTGTTGTTGTTTTTTCCGGACGTGGTCCGAAAACTATGTCAAGCATTGCCTCAATTCCGAGGTGTTGCTGCTCAACGATCTTACCTAGACGGCCTTGAACTCGCTCGCCTGCTTCGTACTGATTTGTACGCTCAACGTACATACGACGCGCTTTGTATGGCGGCTGCGTTGGGTCTTGACTAGGGAATTCTTCAACGCTAATTGCGCCAAGAATGTCGTAGAAATATGGAGCTTGGATGGCAAGCTGACCTTGAAGGTACGGACGGTATCTGCCGTCTTGCCCCTGTCGTGCCATTGCTGTAAGAACTACGGCCTCTATAGGATTAGTCGGATGCATTGTAAGATCTCGTAGATCTCGTAGTAGTGCACCCATGTGACGAAGAAGTTCGCCCCATTGCTGCATTTGCATTTGATTCTTTCCAGCGATGTTATCAACGCATTTTACTTGAAGCTCAGATACTGAGTCAATAATCAATGACTTAAACTGATGCTTGCCAAGTTGCAACCATTGATACGCCTTGAGAACTGTGTCATAGTCAATTACGTTTACAACGCATGTATCCCATGTTCCGTCTGCTGCTGGCGGCTCTTCTCGTAGTGGGTCCCAATACTTAACGTTGATTGGCAAGAAACGATGTCCGCCTTCAACGTCAAGCATGAGACGTGGATATGGTGCTGTGACTGCAAAGGTGGATTT